CGCGGAAGAACGCGTTTTTAATGTCGCCCCAGAGCCCGGACATGAAATCCTTGAACGTCGTCGCCCCGGAAAGCCATTCCTGGATCGTGTTCCCGAACCCGGACGCGATGTCGTTGAAGAGGCCGTCGAACGCCCCTTTGGTTTCATCGGTAGCCCGCTTCGCTCCCGCCGGAACATCTTCCCACCTGGGGACGATTATGCCGATCGTAGACAGAAACTCGGATCGAACATTCCAGAGAAACTGAAGGACGGTTGCTTCCGACACCATCGCCTGGTCCGCCGCATCCTTCAGGGCTCCCTCGAAGGTCCATGCCGCATAGGCCGTATCATTAAATTTCGGAACGGCCAGCCTCAGAACATCATTTAGTTCACGACCGGCCGGGATGGTGTTCCTGATGAGTTCGTTGCTGAGAGAGCCTATTTCGTCCTTGGCGCTTTTGGTCGCTTTCGCATAATCGTCCTGGGTAATTTTCCCGGATTTGTATTGAGCATCCAGATCGCCGAGGATTTTCCAGAGTTCAGCGATACGATCCTTTTTCTCTTTGACCGTGGTGATCCCGATTCCCTTGAGGTATTCGACCCACGCAGCTGTATCAGCCTTTACGCCGGTCAGCTTTTCCCTCAAGGTAGCAATCTTGTCTTCCATCGCCTGAATAGCACTGGGGGTGCTTTCGCTTGAAGCCTTCAGCGTTCTCAGGGCTGACTCGGCGTTCTTCAGTTCTTCGGTAAGCTCGGTTTTCGTTTTCAGGCCAAGGTCAGCGAACATCCCAGAAAGATTATTGGCGCTTCCCTTCAGTCCTTCCGTCGCTCTGGCAGTATCGGCCGTTTTCTTTGCCAGATCATCGAGCGTTTGGTTCCCCGTAGTCCCTGCTTCTTCGTATCTTTTCTGAATAATCTTCCATGCTTCCGAGAGGTTAGTTACCTCGCGCCCGGAGATTTCGGAGGCTGTCCCAAGAAAGAGTTGCCGACGCGCCAGGCGTTCCGCCGTGACGTCCGCTTCTTCGGCCCTGCTTTTGTAGAGCCCAAGTTTTTCAATGACCCCGCCGAAAAACTTTTGCGTAGCCTGGTCAGACCCGGAGACTTCCCCGAGGTATCTCCCGATGTTCCACCCAGCGAAAGCGGCCCCAGTTGCCAGAATAGCCGGGGCCAGGGAGACCAGAGTTCCGCTTATTGCCGCAAACCCAATTTTCAGAGCCGGAAGAATGGTGATAAATTTCCCCAGCGTGAAAATCACCGGGCCGGCAATAGCGCCGAGCCCGCCAAGGGCAATGATGACGTCTTGGATAGGCGGGGGAATGGACGCGAATGCTTTTGCAACCGAGTCGCCAACGCTCACGACTTTTTCGAACGTTGGAAGCATGCGGGTCCCCAGTTCAACGGAAATTTCCTGGACGCGTGATTGAAGGACCCTGAGCTTATTCGCCGGGGAATCAATAGTTCGCTCAAGGTCTCCCTGGGAAGCCTTGGTCTGCTCCATGATGACCTGATAGCGGACCCATGTTTTCGTAGCCTGATCGACCTGCGCCCACTGTTCGGTAATTCCGTGATTCGCGGCCCATGTGGCCAGGGTTGTATCGTTCAGGACGATTCCCAGCCTTTTCAGCGGCTCTATCTCTCCGGAGATTCCAGCTTGTAGTTTTTGGAACGCCTCTTCCGGCTTGAGGTTGTAAAAAGAGGACATGTCATAGCCGAGCTGAACAAGCCCTTTCGACATGTCATAGGCTTTTTGTTCACCTGTCCCCAGGGCCGTCAGCATGACGTTGAACGTGCCGATCGTTTTCCTGGTTTCGTACTGGTTGAGGCCGAGGTTTTTGGAAAGGTCTTGGCTCCACGCGCGCGCGGCATCGGCCATCTTTCCCATTGAAACAGAAAAGAGGCTTTCGCTTTCAACCGCATCCATCCCCATTTTTAGGGCGGCACCACCAGCAAGGGCTAGCGGCGCACTAATGGAAAGAGAGATCGTCTGTCCAACAGTAGAGAGGCCCTTCCCGATATCGGAAAGCGATTTCCCAGCGTTCTTCCCGACAAGGCTCGCTTCTTGGGTAACTCCAGAGATCGACTGTGTCCACGCGGACTTGTCCAGCTTGAGGTACCCAACAATCGATCCGGCCTTGAACGCCATTGCCTTACCTCCTGCCGCCCATTTTTTTCAGTAGCTCCCAGTTGTCCGCCGATTCCTTGACCCGCTCTTCCACGGGAACGACCGCGCGTTCGAGCGAGCGAAGCCGCCGCTTCACGTCGTCCGCCGATCCCCAGTAAGCGAGCCTTGAGTCCGCCAACCGGCACGTCTCCCGCTCGACCCGAAACCGCATCGCCTCACGGGCGAAGAAAAGGAAGTCCCGCTGATCGAGCTCCGCAAGCTCCGCGAACGAGAAAAGCCCGGGGAATTCCGCCGCAATCAGACAGCAGTCCCGTCCCCAGGCTTCGGCGCGTTTTTTTCCTGGTCCTCCGGAGCGGCTGGCCTCACCTTCCCTGTGATGGTTTCCGTGACGAACTTGGCGACGGCCTGGACCTGTTCGACGGGCAGGGCGTCGATGACCTCGCCCGGGGCGTCGACGTAGAGCCTCACCAGCTCATAGGCCAGCTCAACGCCGGCCGCGACGCCCTCCGTCTTTTCGAGTTCGGCGTACCGCTTTTCCGTCTCGCTCACCTTGCGGAAAAGCTCCCGGTTCGCCGGGCGGAGCTTATAGACCGCGCCCGCGATTTCGATCTCCGGGGGCTCATAGAGGGGTAACGATAGTTTTCCCATTGTCATGCTCCTCGACCGCTCTCTCAGGCGGACTTCCCGACCATCCAGACGACGCCGACATAACCGCTGTCGTCGGACGGGTAGCCGTCGAAAACAACTTCCGTGACCCGCTGTCCGTCGGCGTTGTAGGTCCAGTTGGGTTTCGCCTTCGGGTAGGTCTTGAGAATGTGAAGCCATTCCGAGGCCGTGGTGCTGACGACGCCGTTCCGGATGGGCTTGACGATGATCTCTTTCGCCAGGGCGTAGAGATCGTTCCCGACGTCGTTCAGGACCGTCAGCTTGCTCCCGGAGAGCGAAGCGCCCTTGATGACGTCCTCAAGCTCCGCGAGCGCGCTCTGCGTGAGCTGGACGGTGAGCTTGCCGTTCCGCCCGGCCGTGACTTCGGACGCGGGGACCTTCCCCTTCTGGGCCGTATTGACGGCGGAGACGAAAAGCTCCGACTCGAATTTCGCGCCCTCGGTGGCGTGAATCGACATCGTAACCGGGGTTCCCGAGGGGTCCCACACCAGGACGCACGGGCCAATGTCACCTGCGAAGAAACTCATGTTGACCTCCAAAAAAGTTGAGTAGATTTATCGGAAGGAGATTTATTCTCCGATCCTTCTCGTTTTCTCATCGTCAGACCTTCTTCATCCGGAACGTGAAATTGACGCTCCATTGATGCCGCCCCTGGGAGTCCGTCCCGATGTACTGAGGCGGGGCGACGGCCTCGATCGTCTGTGCAATCCACCCGACGCCCGAAACCGTGACGGGAAGCGTCCATCCGGCTTGCCCATGAAGCGCGTTGTAAGCCGTCATGGCGTCGTCGTAAGCCTGGAGGTAGTATTCCCGGGGCGCGCGGCAAAGGACCTGCACCTGCTGATCGTTCCGGTCCGTCAAGCTGAAATAGACGCGGCCGCCGGCGTTGAACGCGATAAGGACGGCCCTGTCCGGGGCGGCGGGGCCCCACGTTCCGAATTGGAGCTTTGCGCCGAGCGTGAACCCGGTCCGGGACGCGACGAACTGCGCGATTGCTTTCAGCATCACTTCCCCCCGTGATCGGCGATGTAGTCCGCGGCGACTTTCATGAACCTGTCCGGGTTTTGCGCCATTTTCGACTCGATGAATTTCGGGCCGGGGTTCGGGACCTGGGACGTGTTCCAGTTCCAGTCCGGGCTCCCGTCCTCGTGGAGCCGGGCCGCGTATTCGATGTTATGGCCGGCCCTGACGCTGATTTCCGAACCCGTGATGACGGGCCTTTCGACCTCCCGCGCTCCCCGGAGGTCTCCGGTGAGGTAGGGCGTCTGCGGGGCCTCATCGTCGGCCGCGTTCAAAAGCTCATGACCCGCGTCGAAAAGTCCCTCGGCGGCAAGCTCCGGTATCGTCTCCCGGACGAGCTTCTCGAATTGCTCATCGAAATCTTTTGTGTCGATGTAGAAACCGTTTTCGCTCATGGTGTTATCCGAGGTAGACGTACATCCCCACGTCTCCGAAGTCCGTCAGCCTGTCGATTCGAATGATGGGATGCGCGACGCCGAGGTGTTCGATCCGGTCCTGATGATTGAGCGCGGCGTCCATTTCCATGAGCACCCGCGCCGCCGAGACGACTTCATGGCCTTCCAGGTTCCGGACGAGACGGGAGCCGTATTCGACGAACCCGAGGGTGGCTTCCCGAGTGGGGGCCGTGCCCTGGTTGTACGCATCGACAGCGCCGTGACGGAGGACGAAAATCGGGTGGATAAGATACGCTCCGATCATGCCGCCCTCCCCTGCCGAAGAATGTTCCGCGAAGTGACCCGCAAATAATGCCTACATCTCGGGTGCAGAGGGGGCTGTTCCTCAAGCATCGGAAACTCGGGATCATCCCCGCTCAGGCTGTAAACCTTGCCCTCGAATTCCTGGCATTCGTCGCAAGAGCCGTCCTTGTACGGGATTTCCACGAGGTCATGGTTGTATTCCCAGGCCGCCGTTTTGATGGCCTCGGTCTGCGCGTTCCGGAGGTTCGTCCGCGCGACAAGCTCCGAATAATCGCGGAGATTGAAGTTCCGGCCGTTGATCGTGATGAAGTCCTGGCCAGAGAGTTTGTTTTGGAGGTACTTCAAGAGCCGTTTCTGGAGGTCTCCCCGGGCGAGCCCGGTCTTGACGGCCGCCGCCGAGACGCGGGAGATGAAGCGTTCGGCAAGCCCCTCATCGAACGCCTGAAGCTCCCGGACGCCCTCGGCGCTCTGAAGCATGGCGTTGCAGTACCGGCGGGCGATGACCTCGATAGACCGGTTCGCCTTGAAAAGGTCCGCGAATACGCGGTCCGCAAGGCGCCGTTCGGTTTTCTTGTGCCGGTTCGCATTGACGCGCCGGGTGAGCGGGAACTCCCCCATGATGGAAAGCCGGGCTTCGGCAACATCGCGCCCCTCGGCGTAGGCTTCCCTGATCCGGCGCTTCGTCCAGGACCTGGCGTATCGGTTGAGGCGGACGATGACGGCGTTCACGCGCGCGCGGGCGGCCGCGGACTTCGAAGCATTGAACCCGATGGGCTGAAGCCCTTCGAGAATCCGCAACACGTCGTCAGCGGCCCGGGCATACTGCGCCCGGAGGTCCTTGACCGCGCGTTCGTTTTCCGTCGGGATACGTTTCGCCATGTTATTCCGTGGCGTCCTCTCCGATTCCCAGGTCCTCGTCCCTGCCGATTTCGACGACGTGGATCGGCGACGGCGTGTTGTCCAGCCCGGCCGACTTCATGATTTCGTAGACGACGGGAGGGAACGGGAGGTCCGTCAGGCTGACCTGGTCCGATTTGAACCGAACGTACGTCTCTCCGATGACATTGGCTCCGACAACCCCCTGGGCATGGAGCCCCTTCCTCCGGTCCTCATCCTTGCCGTGCTGGGCGATGTAGTAGGCCGTCTCGCATTGGGCCTCTTGGAGCGCCGCAAGCTGGGCCGCCGTCGGGGTCGTCGGGATCGTGAAATCATTGCAACGCCTGATCCGGTTGTAGGCTTGGAGCAGGACCGCCGTTTTCTGATCCTTGTCCCCGGACGCGGAGGTCAGCGCGTCCCAGAACGCCGATTCCAGCCGCTCCGTCTCGAAATAGGTGTCAGCCGCCGCGACGCTTGCCATCCATCCGACGCTCATGGCTCGCCTCCCTCCGTATCGATCGTGACGTAGAAAAACCGCCCCGCGCTCTGAATATCGAACCGCCTCCCCGAAAGGAGCGCGGCCAGCGTCTCGCGCGTGTAGCACCTGAGATGCCCCGGGTCGTCAACGGGCCGGTTCGGGGTAGTGAGGATGACGCGATGACGGGCGAGGGCTGAAAGTCCAGCGACGAATCCCCGCTCATCCTCAACGTGTTCGATGACCTCGGATGAGACGACGGAATCGAATCGTCGGCCGTCGGCCGCCTTGAGCATGTCGTAATCCGGGGCATAGAAGAACGGGATCGCCTGGAATTTCGATCGGGCAAGCTCAATCGCGCCCTGGTCGAAGTCCATCCCCGCCCACACGCCGGGCCGGAATCGCGCCATGTGATCCGTCGAATGGCCGAGAGCGCACCCGACATCGATGAACGTTCCCCCAACGCAGAGCGAGGCGCACCGCCTCAGCCGTTCCTGGTGGGGCGGCGCTTCAAGCCGTTTCCACACTTTCCGTCCGGTCCAGTGCTCCATGTACTGAGTGGCGTTCATCCCTGGCCTCCGAATTCGCGCTTGAGGATCTCCGGATCGGCCGGCTTGTCCCGAAGTACGTACCTCATGGCCGGATGGCTTGAGGTGTTCGCGCCGTGAAGGACGACGCAGAAGCTCCCGTCGGCGAGCACCGCCGGATTCTGCTCGATGACGGCCTTGTGGTTCGGGTGCCGCTTGTCCCGATCGAACGCCGTCATGGAACGGGGGTTGATCCTTCGGGCGAAGAACGGCCCGGTGCCGATGGTGTCGTAATGCCAGAAGCCGCCGGACGTCCGGTCCAGGGCGTAGCCGCGCTTGAAGTACATCCACGGCGCAGGACAGGCCAGCATGCTTTCCCCGGCCCGCCGGGAATACATATCGTCGCCGTCGATGAGCGCCAGGATGATCTCCTCGCGTTCGCGGAGCGCTTCAAGCGCCGGACCGTCCTCATAGCAGTAGATGACGCGGGGGTCATGAGGCTCCGGGAGCAATCGTTCCGTGAGCGTCCGTAGCGCCGGGTCCAGCAGGACGACATAGCGCCAGTCGTCAACCGTCTGGGCGAGAATCGACGGAAGGGTGAACCGCCGCCAGAGCGCGACGCGCCGTTCCGTCCAAGCCGCGGTCGTCACGGGATGCGGCGAATCGGCCGGAAGTCCGCGAAGGCATTTCTCCGATTGGTAGGAGTTGAACGCCGTCCAGAAAACGAGTTGCGCGCTCATCGGTAATGCTCCATGAAGCATTGCGTGTAATATTCGCGCCTGATCCGCCGGGCCTCTGGGTTCGCGCAAAGCCTCTCGGCGTCCCTGCTTTCGGGGAGATGCCGGAACTTCACTGTCGGGATGACGTACTTCGGGACCGTCGGGAACTTGTGGTTGTGCCAGTAGAGGTCCTCAATAGGCGACGCGCAGCCCTTGAGGTCCATTGCCAGGAACCGCCTGTCCGCACAGGTGATGACCCCGAGAAAGTCCACGCGCGCGGGCTTTTCGAGCTTGTGGCTTGCGATGAGCGTTGTGTCCCGGTAGTAATCGAGGCCGTGGAACGTCCGGCCGTGGATCCCCGTGATACAGGCCCCAAGTTCACCGTGCCATCGCAGGAAGTCCGCGGCGAGCCCAGGGAGCGGCATGATATCGTCGTCGGCCTTGATGACGATGTCGCCATCGGTAAGGAGAGCGACGGCATGCCGGACCTTGTTCCCGGGATCCGGCCGGAATCGGACAACCTTCGTCCCCGCCGGGACCACCTTTACGCCGTGGGGGGAGCAGTCGCAAAGCCACACGTCCGGCGTCTCTTTCAGCCAGGCCGCAAGGATCTCCGGAACGCGCTCTACGCGCCGGTATGTCACGAGGACGACGGACGCTTTAATCGGCATGGTTCAACCTCTTGATGAGCTTGGCGAACGCGAAGTCGAAAAGCTCACAGTTCGGGAGAACGCAATGCCCGCCGATTTCGCTTTGGATCGGGGCAAGGACGGGCCTCTGGACGTCTGGACGTCCGAGCGCGACGTATCCCTCGTTATAGGTCTTCTGGAACAGCGTGAACGCCTCGGCGAATGAGACGCCCTCTTTCCGGCACTTCCTTTCCGCGGCTTTCGTGAACTCGATGCACACGCCATAGTAGGTGGTGCAGAGCAGTTTCCCGAGTTCCGTCGCTTCCGACTTCCGGACGACCTGCACGGGGATCCCTGCCCGCATGAGGTGATTCGCAACGGCGTCAGCCCCGTCTCCCCCGACGAATTTGACGATAGTCCGGATCGACCGCGCCATGTCGTAGTGGTTCCCTCGGATCGGGGAATGAACGGCTCCGCATTCCCGGCTCGTTCCGACGGGGACGGTCGAATGGATGACCATATATTGGGGCCGGTATCGATCGGCGTACCCCTTGACGGCAGCGACAAATCCTTTGGAATAGGGAAAGCAGATGTGCAGGAAATCGACATCCCCCACGTCCGGAGGGTTGACATCCGCGAGGACGACGCGGTAGAACGGGCTGAGGACATCGGCGAGCGCCTTTCCGACCTCTCCCGCCCCGAGGATGAGCGTACAGGGAATCATTCGTCCCTCCTGAATTTGAGCGTCTGGCCGTACCCGACGTCTTTTCGGAATCGACGCGACGCCTGAAAATGCTCGATGACCGGCTCCGTCTCCTTCGCCGCGTGGTAGTCGAAAACGCAGGTATAGGCGAAGGGATGACGGAAGACGCGGACATCCCGGCCTTCCTTCTCGAAATCCTCGAGAGCGGCCTTGAGGCACATCTGATGCCGGACGTCGGGCCGCGAAAGCCCGATCTCATGCCAGCGCTTTACGATGGCCCGCCCCGTCTCGTTATTCTGGATCCAGAGCGTGCCTGAAAGCAGTTCGTCTGGGTCTCCCGAGCGCGGGTCGTACTTGAAGAAATGCGCCGAGAGGTCATAATCCTTCCGCTTCGATAGCTCATCGAAAAGGACGGGATCGCGCCTTACGATGGCATCGGCGTCCAAGAAAACAATGTCTTTTCCCGGGAACATATCGAACGCCTTGAGGATGCAATCGGACTTGTTGTTGAGGTTCGCCCGCCATGACCCCGCGGGCGCGCACGGGAAAAGGTGATGCGGGATCATGTACCGCTCAAGGCTCGCCTGAAGCCAGCGGACTTCCTTTTCGTAGCCCGTTCCGGTCGTATAGAACGAGACGACGACGAACCCGCGTTCCCGGATCTGCCTGGTCCCGAGGTCGTGGATATCGTCGATGTTTCCGAACTCAAAGCACCGGATAGCGGAATCCGGGTTGAGGTTCACGACGCGGACGCCGCGGCCGGCCAGGATCGGCGCTGCCTGATTGAAGTACCCGACGAACTTGTCGAGGACGGTCTGAGTCGTGGGGTCTGGGTACTCGGCATGGTGGTGGGCCCTGCCGTCCGGGGCAAGGCGGCCGTCGAAGCCCAGGAGGTAAATCGGGGACGCTCCGAGGCAGACCGCAAGGTTCAGCGCGGCATACCCTGAGTTTTCGCCGTGGCAGAGGCCCTCTGAAATCGAGGTCGTCATGCCCGTCGCCCCCGCGCTTCCAACGACGCGAACGCCCGGGGAGAACGGATGCTTCCTCGATCCAAGCCAAACCTTGATCCCCGGGTAATCCTCGAAACGCGCCTTCGTCTCCGCCCCGAGCGCGCCGGTCATGATCCAGTCGTGAAGCCTAGAATCCATAGCGAAAAGGATTTGACAGTCAACGAACTCGAAAGCGCGGTTGATGCCGATAATAAGCTCGCCCTTGAGCCGCGAGAAATCGAACCCTTTGAGCGACGGCCCGCCGCCGACGATAAAGCACCGCCTTCCGGCCCATGCGCCGTCCGGCATGACGTCCGCAAGCGACTTCCCGGGAGCGATGTCATGTCCGGGGAACGGAACGTCAACGCGGCCCTCGTGGAGCCTGTAGAGCGCGTCCCACGTGGCGTTCGCGAACCTCTGCTCGCTCCGCTTCCGCGATTCCCGAATATGGTGGACCATCCGCGCCCTGGGATGATCCATCGTGATGATTTCCGTCATTGGTCTGTGGTCTCTGTGTGCGATGAAGGGGCGGAGGGAGGGTTTTAAGCCCTCCCCCTGGTTTCTATCGTTACCCCGAGAGAAACCTGCCCCGGGTTGGTTTAGCTGATCGCGCACCTCCGGAACTGCTCCTGATCGCCGATGGCCGCTCCGTAGCGCATCCAGCCGACGGCGATATCCTCGTACTTCGTCTCATCGAACTTGTCGAAGATGGTGAGGTTCATCCGGTTTCCGGACTTAGCCTTGAGCTTGGGGACGCAGACGTAGTAAACGGTCGTGGTGGTGAGGGTGATCGTCGGAACGATCTGGAACTTGAACGCGGCGAACGTGGCGGACCCGCCGACGGACTGGAGCATGAGAGAGAGCGCCCGATTGAGGCGCCCGACGAGCTGGATCGGGGTGAGAACCTTGAACACGGTGTTCGGGGTGACGCCGTAGCCCTTGTCTTTGAGGTCGGTCAGGATGTCGATCGCGGCCTTGTTCAGCGTCTGGGCGTCGCGGTTCGCGGTGTAGAGTTCGTTCGTGTTCGCCAGGGCCGCGGGTTCGGGAAGCTGCCAGTCGACGTTGTAGGTGGCCGCGATCGCCTCGATGAGCGCCATGTGGTTCGCGGCCCGGTCCTCGGCAGCCTTGTTGACGAAGGCGACGGCGTTGTCCTCGATGGTCCAATACTTCTGATCGTCGATGAGGACGCGGCTCCATCCCAGCCCGCCGCCGTACATGTCGAATCCGACGGAGACTTTCGAGCCACCCATCTTGTAGATTTCGACGGCCTGCCCGGTGGGGATTTTCTTGAAGGCCAGCCCGTCCTCGACGTCGAGGATATCGAATCCCGCCTCCCTGGTCCCAGTGAAGTCCTTCACGTCGAAGATTTCCTCGTAGGCGGTATCGTAGGCCGGAAGGGCGTGGAACTTTTCGATGATCTGGTTCGGAGCAGTGGGGAAGTCGCCCGAGGTGCCGAACGCCTGGATGGCCTTCCGGAGCTTTCGGGATTCCTCGATCCGCTTGTTGGCGAAGTACTGGACTGCGCCGAAAACCTTTTTCCTTCCCTCGGGGGTCTGGAAATCGAGCTTGCTGTAGTCGCTGAAAATCAAGTTGCTCATAGTGCGCCTCCTTTAAGCCGCCACATGGCCGTTGAAGGCCACAAGCACGGTGGTGTCGTCGGCGCCAGCGGCTTCAAGCGCCCGCCCGCACATGGTGTTTGATCCGGCGACGGCGGTAACCTTCCCGGACGCGGCCTCGTAGTAGACCTTCGCGCCCTGGGCGATTGCCTCTCCCGATCCGTCCTTTTTCGTCAGGAGAATCTTGTTCGCCTTGTAGACGGCGGCAACCGTCAGCCCTGCGGCCTTCGTCTCGTAATAGACGACGACGGTATCGCCGATTTTCCCCATGCCTCCGGCCGTCACGCCCCCGGAAGGGGCGGTGTAGGTCATGGAGGCGTAAACATTGGATCGCAACTGGATCCCGCTGAGTGCCATATCGTTACTCCTTGTGTTTTAGATTTTTTCCGGTCGCAGCTTTTCAGCTCGGGATGAGATCGTTTTTCGTCGGGTCCGTCATGTCGCCCGCCTTTGCGGTTCCCGCGTCGTCAGCGCCAGCCCCGGGAGCGCCGCCCTTATCCTTGCCGTCGCCGGCTGGAGGGGCGTCCTTCCCAGGTTCGCCGAACAGGTCTTTGAAGTCGTCAACGGCGGAGTCAACGAACTTCGAGACGTCCTTTTCGAGCGCGGCCGCTTCGCCCGGCGTGAAGCTTTTCTCGAAGCTTTTCTTCAGGAACTTCGAGAACTTTTCGTCTGCGGCGAGTTTCGGGCGCGACTTGAGGACGGTTTCGAGCGTGGTTGCGGCGGAGGTCTTGAGCGTGGCCATCTGGAAGCCCCTCACCTGGTCTTCCAGGGCCTTCTTTTCCTTCGCCCATTTCTCACGCTCTTCCTCGAATTCGGCCTGATTACGCTTCCGGGCGTAATACTCGTTTCCTTTCTCGTCCTTCACATGGCCGATAATGAAGGGGTCAGACGTCAGGGCCTTGCCGTCGAAAACATCCGACGGCTTGAACCCCGCCTGCTGGATCGCCTGTTTGATGTCGTCCAGAGTCATGGTTGCGCTACCTCCTGGGGTACGTTTGTTGGATTCAGCGAACGCCTGGAGCGTCGCTAGAAGCGTCGCACCGGGGAACGCCGGGGTATTGATCGCGGAGTTGCCGAGGGCAACCCCCGTGACTTTCATAATGTCGCTATCCTCAAGCCCCTGTTTGCGGCTGTCGGCAGGGACCATGATTTCGGCCTCTACCGACGCCACATCGAGCTTCAAGTCCTGATATTCCGGGTAGATGTAGGCGACGGCGACGACGGAAACGGCGTTTTCGATCCGCTCGATAGCCTTCCCGACAATCTCCCCGATGGGCGTCCTGCCGTCATGGGTATTTGTCGGCGCATGGAGGTTGAACACGGGCGTCCCGATCTTGAGCTTGTCGCCGAGGGCCTGGATCGCGGAGCGATACCACTTCTGGACGACGGAGCCGATCCCGACGATCCGGGGCCTGGCCTCGCCTTCCTGCCCGACGACGAACGCCTTGAAAACGGGCTTGTGGTTTTCCGCCTTGATCGATGCGAGTACCCGGGCAGGGACCATGTCCATGACTTCCGTCTCGCTCATGGCCCGAACCTGGACCCTGAATTTCGTGTTCATTCGATGCGCCTCCGTTCCGATGTCAGCCAGCCTGTTCTTTCGCCTTCCCCCTGCCCCCCCGCTTTGCAGGAGCCTTCTCCTCCACGCGGTGATACCCCAGGGGGTTCATGAGCGCGTCGGCCGCGCCGACATTCGCCGTGGTGATCGCGTCCTTCCCGTCCCATTCCCGCTTGCGTTGGGGTCGCTCCCGCACGGGAAGCTCAGAAGTCGTCTTTCCGGGTTTCATCATTTCTCGTCGTCTCCTTCGTCCGTCGATTCGTCGTCGTCCTCATCATCGGGGTCGGTATGCTTGGCGATTTCGAGCGCCTTTGATTCGCGCTCCTCGGCGGCCTTCATTTCTGCGCTCACGTCGATCCCGGGGATTTTGGACAGCAGGGTTTTCAGCTGGATCGCGTTATCCTGCCAGAGCGGGAAATAGAGGCTCGCGATCCTGTCCCAGCTCTCTTGTGTGATGTAGGGGATGTCCACGATGACCTTGCCTGAATCGAGCGGCGCATTGGTCGAATTCCGCGAATAGATCGCCATAGCCTTCTCGATCATTTCGGCATAGAGCCCCTTCCAGACTTGACGCTCCTTGTTCGTCGATGCGGAGACAAGCTCCATCAGGTTTTCGGCGGTTGAACGGTTGGACATCAGATCTGGGAGCCCGAGGAAATGCACGGGCACGCCGGTTGTCCCGCTGATGATCTTGGCGTTGGTGACGATCTCTTTTTCGAGCGCGTCAACCACGCTCATGTCCGGGGTGACGTATTTCAGGGTGCCGGAAATGACAACCAGTTTACGGAGGCGATAGTTCCGCTGGAGGTCGCCGATCTTCGCCGCCATAGCCGCCGCGTCTGCCGCGTTCGCGCATTCGACAACCGGGATCGGGGCGGCGAACAGGTGATTGATCTCCCGCCAGTCCCGGAGCGCCTTTTCGACGGCCTCAATCTGCGCGAGGCATTTCGCAATCTTCGGGTACGGTATGTTCGGTTGATGCACGCGCCCGCTGAACCGCCCGTAAACGAAGTCGGGCGCTTCAATCTTCTGTTTCGCCCCGTTCTCCGTCCACGTTGCCCGGAGATAGTCGGCGTAATCCCTGGGATCGGTTTCGATGGTGTACTTATCCTTCGCCCGTGAGCGGAACCGGACGGACACCATCTTGGCTTTCTTGTCCCAAAAGAGTTGTCCGAGGAAACATCCCTCAATCTCCGCTTCTTTCGCCCATTCCTGCGCCGTCTCCCGGTCAATGTCGTTCCACCGGACGAAGCGGTCGATAAACTCAAGCTCGGCGGCGGCATAGCCCTTGGTTTCCTTGGCCGGCGAGAATGCCGGACCGTCCCCGATGATGAATTGAGCCCGAACGTCGGCAATCATCCCGGCAAGCGGAAGACCCCAGGGAGCCGTCCCCTCGTATTTCCTGGCCATCTCCGCTATGGCGTCCGCATAGGTCGGATAGGCGTTCCCTTTGTAGGTGGTGGTAGCGGCCTGCGCGGTCGTAATGTCGTCAATGATGAGCGCTTGGGCTTCCACGCGGTTCTTGAGGATTGCGTTACTCTCAATGAGCGCCTGGACTTCCTTTCTGAGTTTTGACATCAGTAAACCGCCTCCTCGGAAATTCCAATGACGGCCCGTCCGACGCGCTTCATGTGCGTGCAGATGCCATACCGGATCGCGTCCATCGTGTGGTCCTCGAACTTCACGGGCTCGGGGAGCATGTGGCCGTTCTTGTCCTCTTTCCAGCTGTAGCCGTTGGCTTCCCGGATGATGTTCGGCGAGTCGTGAACGATATGGATCGTCTTTGAGAGCAGGAACATGATCCCGGCGCGGACACTATCCGGCCCCTTGTCCGCCGGGAGGATGTTGAAGCCCATCTCGCAAAGCTCTTGGATTGACTTCGGGTCCGCGCTGTCGAAATAGACGGGATCGCTGGGCTTGATGCCCTTTTGCCGCATGAGCCCGCCGAGCGCGCTGTTGATGAGGCCGCGCTGATAAATGACCTCTTGGACCCAGAAGTGATCCGCTCTCCTGTAGATGCGAACGACTGTCGCCGGATCGACGCTGAATCCGAAGTCCCCGCCGTAGAAAACCTCGTCGTAAACCGGAGGGACTTCGCTGTCGTCCCAGAAGAAGATGCGCCCCTTCGAGGCCGCCCAGACGCCGAGGCGGTTAACCTTGTAGAGCGCCTCATTCTGGCCCTTGAGTTCTTCAAGGACGCGGAGATAATGCGACCGCATCTCCGGGTCCGGGTTGTCCTCAATCGTCGAATGATGGATGAAGGAATCGGCCGCCTTGCCCTCGCCCGTCTTGACGATATCCGTCCAGAAGAAGCGTTCCTTGAGCCATGCGGCTACCGCCTCATCCGGGTTGAAGGTCATAAGGATTTGGAGGTATTCCGGGCCCGCTTCACGAAGACAAAGGTCAATCGTCGTGAAGTCGGCTTCGGAAAACTCCGTCGTCTCCTCAAGCCATATCCCCGTCAGCCCCTTGATGGACTTGATCTTCTGGGGATCATCTAGCCCGTCGAATAGCACCTCGTTCCCGTAGAACGAAACGGTGAACGTACTCTTGTTGAGCGTGAAGGGAATCTCCATCCCCGAGAGGACGCGGAGGAACACTTCGAGGCAGGATTCCTCAACGCGCCGGCGGACCTTGCGGAGGACCAGGAACCGATGATGGCCTTCCTTGAGACATCGGTAGACGATCTTCCTGGCAGCGAACTCGCTCTTGCCTGATCCGCGCCCGCCGCAGAGGACCAGGTATCGCGCCTTGTTGTCCAAGAGCGGATAGAAGCTATCCGAGACGATGATTTTGCACGTGCGCTCATTTGTGGCCATTTCCATTCCCGTTTCCGTTCCCGTTGCCAGGATCCCCCTTGACGTGGACAACCTCGATCAGGAATCGCCCGGCCTTTCCTGCGGCGTCGGGCACGTTGCCGAGGTTCACGTCGGCCGGCAGCATCTTGGTAATCCATTGGTAGAAGGTTGCCTTGTTGCGGTTCGACTCCTGTGCCCACTTAAGCAGTTCGTCTTCCCCGCCCATGCGAGCAAAGACGCTGAGAAAAGCAGCCTTGAGGGTCGTAAACTTATTGACAGACCCCTTTGGCCTACCCTTTGGGTTTGCGTTGTTTTTTGGGAGGAACGGCTTGGTCGCCATGATTATTTTCTCGGTTGTTTAATTCACCCTCGGTCATCGAGACGACGCCTACCATAACGGTCTGGTCGCCCCGGATGAGCTTGTTGAGGCTGTCGATGACCTCATCCGCTGGGATGAACTTCATCGTGATCCGCGCCTCTTTGTCGAGGTCGACGGTGGTATAGACCTTGAGTTCCTTGATGAGTGCTGCGAACGCAACTTGATCCGTCATGCTCTCCTTGGGGATTGAACTGGTAAGGATTACTTAATAGTTCAGGCCCGTCGCCCGATCTCTATCTCGTTGACCCGAAGTGTCGGGTAATCCTTGCAGGCGTTGTAGATGACATCCGCCACTTCAATGGACAAGACTTCGGGTATGAGATTCATTCGCTGTCCTCCGGCATACCGAGCTTATACTTGATGAGAACGATATTCGTGTTCACCTTCGCCAACGTCTTTTCAATCTCCCGCAGACGCTTCTCATGGTCCTCACAACTCTTGGGGTTGGCCTCCAGCCCAACCTCTGCGCGGATACGCCTATCTCTGAGTTTTATGTACCCCCAGGCATACCCGAGTGCCGATCCGAATAGGGTGAGGGCGGCTAAGAGAATCTTCCCGAATAGCGTAAGGAGGTCGGCGTTCATCTTATTTCGACCCCTTCAGAGCATCGGCGATGATGTAGACGGCGGCGCCGACTAAAGCGCCCGTCTTGACGTTGGAAAAGATTTGCAATTGCTTCACCTTGCGATTTGCGGAGGCGAGGGCTTTTTCAGACAGGCCGAGGACGCGACGCTCGGCCTCATATTTGGTCTTCCAGGCATCGGAGATTTGTATTGCGGCGTCGAACTTGATCTGCCATTCCTGGTTGAGCGCGGCGAGTTCATCCTTCCGGCGCTGTTCAGAAAGCGTGAACTTGCCCTGCCATTCGGCAACGAGCCCTTCGAGGACGGGAACCTTCTCGGCGTCCGTCTTGGCCGAGGCCAGCTGTTTCCCGAGCGCGGCAATCTTCGCGTCCTTCGCTTTCTCGGCCTCGGTAGGTAGGGATGAGGCTGAGAGCAGGGCGTTGATCTTGCCTGTCTGGACAGCGATGGTTCCGTTGGCCGCGGTGATCTGCCTGTCCTTCTCGGCGATGACCGCATCCCTGGCCCGGAGTGCTTCGTCCTTCTGGCCGATGAGGACGGAATACTTGTCCCGCGTGCGGAGTCCGTCGCATACGGCGATGCCCAGCATGAGGGCCAGGGCAAGGGCGATCCAGGGCAGGGCGCGTTTCATTTATCCTTCCTTCGAGGATGAATCAGGCAGATGTTGTCCTTCATGATTACTTCTCCCCCTTTGGCCTGTATGGGGCGACCCGAAGCGACCCGACCTGGGTGGCCCGCTTCACCGCTTCCAGCGCGTCGGCGGCCATCGGCTGAATTTTCTTGTCCGTGTGCCGCTTGACCAGGAATCC